CTCTGCTAATTGCTTACGATCTTCTGCAAATTCGTTAATTTCTGTAGCCAATTGTTCAGAAAGCATTCTGTCAATAGCTTCAACCATAACATTTTTGTCATGATCATACTTTTGTGCAAACTCTTCGCGTAATTGTTGAGTAATCTGATCACGGCTTTCTGAAATCTTTTGATCCCAGGCCGATTGAATACTCTCTTTGATCTCCTCAGAAATCACGTTGTTTTCAAAAAGCTGTTTTAGTGCATCCAACATGTGATTCTCCTTATTATTGGAGTTTGCCAATTATTGCTAATAGGCTCTCTTTGAGATATTTTTGTGCTTTAGGATCGCCCTTGACCTCTTGCGCTATACGCAAGGCATTAAAACCACCTCGACTGTTCATCAGGTGTTCGTAAATAGGTGTTGGATATGCGCCAGGAGCACTAGGTTGAGCCACCATATCTACTGTGATGATCTCAAAATCTGACACTTCACCGGATCCGTCATCTCTGACGTTCCCGGATCCGCGCGAACTTACTCCTAATTTTACACCACTTTCTAACATGGTGCGAATTAGTTGTCCCATTGGTGTAGGTAAAATTTTCAATTTACCGTAACCGTTTGGACCGTCCATCCACATATTAACAATCATATGCGACACACGGTCCAAGTTTATCTTTAGATCGTCTGGATGATCTACTTCTCCAAGAACACTGTAACCGTTTTGAATCTGATCGTTTAGGGTTTTGACAGCCTTGCCAATCTCATTCACAGGATAAACACGCTGGTTAGCGTTGCGGATACCGCCTTGTATACAAATACCACTCATATACAGGCTCTTTCCATCCTTGTCGTCAGACTCGACAACAATCTTTGCTTCAGTGAAGCTTAGGTTTTCTCGGAGATGATTTCTCATCTTACTTTCTTGATCCAATCAAGCTCTTTGAGTTAGCTCCGTTGTCTCCGGTGCCTTTCTTCTCTGCGCCGTGACCCTTTGGAACTGACTTTAGCTTTGTTGCTGCCTTGGCTCCTGGTACATTAACGTTGCCTGCATTGTCTTCTTTAGTAGAAGGATTTGCTAGACCACCTTGTGTACCGCCTTTGCCACCATCAGCACCTTTTACGATATTAGCAGTTGTGCCACCCATATCGTTCTTGCCTGCTACGATAGACTTGGTGTTAGCACCGTTATCGCCCATTTTAGCTGTAGCAACTTTTTCAACGTATTCACGAATCATTGATTCTTCTACGTCATCTTCTTCAGATTCTTCATCAAGATCTTCGTCGGCTTCTTCAAAAGCAAACTCGTCTACTTTAGGTTCAGATTCAATATCACCCATAAAGTCATCAGTAGCATCACCACCGATATCTCCACCAAACTCATCGCCTTCGTCGCCCATGTCATCCATGTCGCCACCGGCCATTAGTTCTTCAAATTCTGCTTTGAGTTCTTCTAGAGCATCTTCAAGATCTAAAATACGATCTGTTTGCTCGTCGTCACTCATGTCGTCTCCGCCCATGTCGTCTCCGCCCATGTCGTCTCCGCCCATGTCGTCATCGCCCATTTCTGGATCTTCGCTGTCTTCTTCGTCATCAGCGGCTTCTGTTGGAATTTCGTCCATACTTTCATCAGTAGGCTCTTCTTCCATACCTTCAGTTGTCTCTTCTTGTTCGAAGTCTGACTCTAAAAGGCTTTCATAAATTTCTCTGCTCTTTTCAACGACGATGTCATGGAAAAGTTCTTTTGCTTTATCTGTTTCTTCATTAATTAGAAGTTCAAGCATCTGCTCGAATTTTTTACGATCAGTCATGTTTATCTCCTGTGGTTACAAGGCTGTAGTATATTTACGCTAATATTAAAAAACAACGTAGATATACCTAAAAAATAGGTGTTTTTTAAGTTTTTTAGGCTGCAGGAGGGGCTACTGGAGTAGCATACATAGAATTTATAAATTCTAACTCACTCTCTTGTTCTAAAAAATGTGCTTCACTAGACTTACGCAATTGATTAATCATCTTTAGAGTGAGTCTAGTCTTACGAGTATCTGATCTAAACATTTGATCAGAATCACGTTTAGCATCATAACGAAGATCGTTAGAAACTTTACGTGTGTCGGGATCAATATAAAACAGTTCGCGTAATATCATAATAATATTTAGCCTGCGGGCGGTGTTGCTGGACCGGCTGGAGGTGCTGGCATTGAAGCTACTGCACCTGGCTCGTCAGGCGCCATATCGTCTGGCCCTGTAAGATCTTCCATACCACTTAAATCGCCTTCAATACCTGCGGCACTTAGGCCTGCTGAACGTAATTCGCCAGCGGCATCAGTATGTGTTGGTTGGCCTTTACCTTGTTCTTCGCCCCACATGCGTTCGTTTTCTGCAATCTCTTCATCAGTTAAACCTAAGTATCGCTTGAGAGCAAACCGTTTACTGATAAAAGGCAGTGCTTGTACTGTGTTAAACGTGTTAATACGTTCAGAATCGACGGCTGCTTGTCGTGAACTTGCAAAGTTTAGTGGCGGATTAAAGCGTAATTCAAACAGGTTACTGTCAATGTTTACGCCTCTAGAGTACATGTAAAGTTTAAATTCTTGATCAAATATACCTTGAATTAAACTTTGTAAGCGTTCACAATACTTGTTAAAACGCAGTTCTTGAATGTACGCAGTGCCTACACGACCGTCATTAAATGACGCTTGACTGTCATCTGCACCAGTTGGCAAGTAGCTACTTGGTATGCGTAGGCCGCGGAATAACTTGTTAGTAAAGTACTTTAAGTCGTCAATTTCGCCTAGGTTAGTACCGCCTGGAAGTGTTTCAACTTTTGATCCACGACCTTCTGCTGTCTGCGGGAAGAAGTAGTCTTCATTGATGCTCAATGGATTATATGCACTATCAATAACGTTTGAACCACCACCTGTTTGACTAGGAATACGTCTTTGATGAATTTCATTTTTAACACGCTCAACGAATGCCATGGCCATATGACTTGGCATATTACCTACGTCAATATGGAATACTCTGCGCTCCGGAGCTCGCTGTATACGATAGATTAAGATAGCGTCTTCAAGCAGTTCTTTCTGCTTATAGACTTTAAAAACGTTCTCTAAAAGGCTATTTCCAAAGGGAAAGTTATTGTCTAGGCCTTCACTTAAACTAATGTGTATTACGTGTTTTGAGTCAATAGCATACTCGCCTTCATTCATGCTAAAGCGAGTTGAGTTAGATTGTGGGTATGCACCTACAGCACCTCTGTTGGCTGCGCCGCCTGACACATAGTTACTTCCGCCTTGGCCGCCGCCTGGATTTCCACTTTTAATACTGGTAGTAATCTGTGTAACAACTAGGTCTTGAAAGTTTGGATTTATGTCTTTGATCACATACTGCTCAGGCTTTTTGCCGTCACTTTCGTTGACAATGATCTTAGTAACCTTGCCTGGATCTACGTAGACCCATTTTTGATTTTCTGGATCACGGATGAAGAAAGTATCACCAAATTTGAACACATTTCGTACAATGCGAAAGATTCTAGTTTCAAAGTTTTGTAGCTTACTCCAATGTTGTAGGTACTCACTTAGAATACGAACTTCACTGTTAGTTGCCTTATGCTTCCAATTTATGTTGAATGCACTTTGCCCGTCTTTGATCTTTTGTGTACAAAATTCAGCAAGAATATCCAAGGCTGCATTGATTTCTGGATCGCTGTCCATGGTTTCATACTGCTGATATCTTTCAAGTCTATTTGGGCTACCTGTGTAAACATCGGGCAAGTAGCTGGCGTAGTTAGCGCGAGCCGGTCCTGGATTACCAGAACTACCGACGGGTGAGAAGTTTGAGTTTCCTCCTCCAACTGGAACTGGTGTAAAGTATTTTTTCCAAGACATATTATGCGAATAAGTTTCCGTTTAGGTCTCTAGTTGCTTTTACTGCCATTCCTGTGTTTTCAGCAGATGTGGCAGAGTGAGCAATGAGCTCAAGTATGTTAGTATTTAACTGAACTAATTGGTCTTTAAGGTCATTCAGAGTAGCACCTGCTCCCTCTTCAGGTTGCGCTCTAGTCATCATACTTTCTTTTTCTTCTGCTGTTTGAGTCGCAGGCGGAGTCATTGATCTGGCTATTTCTGCACCAAATGCATCGTAATCAATATTAAATGTTGGGTTCTCTGTAACATTATCATTCGTAGGAAGATTGATATTTTCAAATGCAGACACTGGGCTTATTGATGCTAGTTCGCTAGTCAACACATCAAAATCAGGAATTGCTTGAGTAATATCATCTGTACTAGGTAGACTGTTTGCAAATAGTCCAGATACATCGGGTATTAGTGATTCAAGTTCTGACATTTCTGGAAACTTATCTGCAAACATACTAGTGATATCAGGCATGTCTACAGTCATACTGCTAAACATTTTTTCAAAATCAGGCATCTGACTTTGCAATCTTCCTTGCATTCCTGAAAACATACCGTTCATATCAGAGAATGGATTTTGTTTTTTAGAATCTTTTCCTATATTAGCCACTTGGTCTGTAGGAATTACTTCGCCCGCTTGTTCAAATGTTACTACCTCGGGGCCTTCCTCACCTACCCAGTATGGTTGTCCTGGTTCAACTGGGCCGCCATCAGCCTTTGGTGGTATTTGTCTTGTAGCACTTCGTCCAGCACCACCAGCTGTTGCTCCAGTAGTTGCAGGATTTGACATGTTTCTTATTTCTTGCAACAGGGTAGTTGCGCCGTCTTGAACAGTCCCTACTACTGTTGCATTGGGAGGTGCTTCAGGTGATGTTCTATCTACTCGTCTTCCGTCTGGAAGCGTTACCTTAGGATCCAATGCATTAGCAAGTCGCTCTGACGAAATCAGCTGGCGGCCTGCTTTAGTGTTAAGTTCACTTAGTAAATCGGCAGCTTTTTTTGATTCTTGAAATATTCGTTCACCTGCTTGATTTAAGGTTGTACTAATACCGGCGCCTTCAAGAGGTTGGCCTCCGGGTGTAACTCGTAGCGTATCTCTTTTTGCAGTAGATTCTCTTGAAGACTGAATGTCTGCTTCGCTAGGTGGTTTCTGCCCGGGCGGCAAGCCAACACCGCCTGCTGTTGCTGTAGCTGTAGCACGACCTTTTAACTCAGTATTTTGAGCCATCATTTCTCGAGCGGCATCACCTGTAGCACTTTTATCAAGTAGCACCATTGATCTATATTCTTCGCTTTGTTGGCGTCTAGCTATAGCGGCTTTGGCTTCGTTCATTGCGGCTTCAGCACGAACTTTGTCTTCAGCATTTTTAGCATTCTTTTGTAGTAAAATTGCTTCTTCAAGTTGTCGGCCTGCTGGGCCTAACGCGGCAATTCTAGCTGTACCTTCTGCTGTACGTATACCACCAGTAAATATTTCGTCGGTTAATTTGCTAACAGTGTCACCGAGCGGACCGAGTTTAGTCTTTAACATGTCGTACCGGTTAGTAGCATCTTGGTCCATGCCCATTAATTGAGCTTGGACCATTACGTTTTCTTTATCTTTGGCTAACTTCTTCATCTGCTCGTCACGACTAACGCCAGTGAGTCTAGCAACTTCATTCATTTCACCAGACAACTTAACAGTATTTTCCAACATTTCTTCTCTGGCTTTTTTATCGTTAAGGTCTATACCTCGACGTTCTTTTAAAGAAACCATAGCAAGTTCTGCAACTTCCTGCTGGGTTGTTCCAGCACGTTTCATTTGCTCAATAAACGGTACTGTTTGTAAATCTCTAGCAAAGCCTAGAACGTTTGATGCGGCGTTGTTCATAGTCAAACCAACACCGGAATATGATGTTCCGCTTTCTCTTATTATTCGGTTAAATCTTTCTTGGTCAACTCCGCTTTCAACTAGTGCTTTATTGGCTTTGCCTAAGTCACCAGCAAAGTCAACACCTGCATTTCCTGATAATTTTAAATTTTCGTTAGATCGATTTATCTGTTGAGCAATAGCTGTGATTTCGCCACCTAACTTATTGCCTAGTACTTCTTTAAGAGTATTACCTACAGCACCAATAGCTGTTGAAGCGTTTGCACTATTAGTTGCTAAATCTTTAACAAATCCCGCGGCTTCTTTGGCAGCTGTCCCTAATAGATTAACTCCAGTATTAACTATACCTGACGCTGCCGCTCCTGCGGCGCTGCCACCAGTGGGCACACCTCCTCCGAAGTTGCTCGCTGGGCGCAGTTCTTTGGCAAAATCTCGCAGGACTTCCTGCATTTCAGCTTTAGTTATTGACATAAAAAATCCAAGAAAAGTACGTATATAAATACATTAACTATATTTATCTGGAGACTATATGAGTCAAAATCCCTTACAAAAATTCTTTAGACAGCCTAAAATCTATATAAGTTTGCCCAGCAAGGGCATTTATAACATTCCAGGTTCGATCCAAGGAGATGTTAATAATCTACCAGTCTATGGCATGACAGGAATGGACGAAATCATAATGAAAACTCCCGATGCTATGATGACCGGCGAAGCCACTGCTCGAGTAATTGAAAGTTGTTGCCCTGCAATTAAAGATGCTAGTCTATTGTCAAATATTGATACTGATATTATACTTGCCGCTATTAGGATTGCCACTTGGGGAACACATATGGCTGTTACTCATAACTGCCCAGGATGCGGACACGAGAATCATTATGATGTTGATCTAACTAAGATTGTTGATCATTTTTCTAAAGCAACTTTTAATACCACAGTAGTGTTAAATCAATTAACAGTAAAACTTCAACCATTATCCTTTAAACAAGTAGCAGAATTTGCATTAAAAAACTATTCTATGCAGAAAACACTGCAACGAGTATCCAGCATTGAAGATGATCAAGAACGACAAACAATGATGGAAGATCTTTATAACCAATTGGCAATTATTAGAAATGAAGTATTTGCGTTAGGAATTGAAAGTGTACAAGCTGACGGACAAGTGGTTACACAGCGAGACTTTATTGATGAATGGTTAAAAAATTCTGAAAAAGAAACATTCGATGCTATTAAGCAAGTGATTGAAAGTAACAATACCGCTTGGCGTACTCCTAACATACCTGTGCAGTGCGAAGATTGCAAGGCAGAAAATATCATCAGAGTCGAAATGGACCAATCAACTTTTTTCGGCAACGCCTGATCGAGTTGTCGGATGATCAAATTTCTGAATATTTGATCGGGCTAGAAAAAGAAGTAAAACAATTTAAACAAACACTGTTTAGAACCAGTTGGTACATGCGAGGGGGTGTAACTATGGAAGACCTCTTGCATGTGTATAGTCATGAAGATCGCGAAATGCTATACGAAATTATAAAAGAAAATATCAACACTACCCAGGAAACTAGGATAGCATTTATTTGATCATTCGTAGATCAATTCGCCCCATTTGTTTCTTCTCATGTTCTTCGGAGTGTGTAGATTAGGGAAATTAGCTCGATAGTCTTTTGTATCATCCCGCTGGCCCGACGGCAATGTGGTTAGCGTCGGTGGAGTTTTATCGTCAACGGGCGGAGTTTGACTAGAACTATCGCGATCTGCTTGACTTCCTGGTGTAGACCCTGCACCTGACTGTGCTGGAGCTCCAGCAGGCTTAGAAGGTTTTGACAAATCTTGAATCTTATAGATTTTTTTATTATGTTTCTTTTCTAATTCTTGTTTAACAGTTGCTTCGTCGATGTCAGCAGGTATGTCATTGAATGTAGAAGTAGTTCCATCAGTCCAAGTAATTTTTACAGTTTTTTTAGTAGACATTGCTTCTATTACCTCTTAACATTAGACCAATCAACACCGCTAGATCCCGGTGTATCTGATGCAGGAGTAGTATTTTGTGTTGGCGCACTAGATTGAGCAGGAGGTTTATTTGCTCCAGCTTCTAAAGAACCACTGCCTAATGATGCTTCAATACCTCTGACTTTGGCAATTAATGCTTCAATTTCGTCCCAAGAGTCAAATGGAGCATCAGGTTGTATAATATTAACGTTGATAGTTTGCAGTATTGTACTATTCCATACTATGTCGTCTAACAAGTTGTGGAATTTTTGATTTCTAACTAGTTCCCAAACAACCACAGCTACTCCAATATCACCTAGTCGATTTAGCATAGTTGCTAATCGTTCAGCGGCAGCATTTCCTTTGAGTCCTGCAGCCTTACCAAGCCAGTTTTTAAATTTATCAACACCTTTAGCAGTTAATCCAACTAGACCTTGACCAAGACCAACACTGCCCATTATTGTTATGGCAGCGATAACTTTTGTACCGTAGATCATTCTTGCCGAGCCAACAGTTTGATTAAAGTCAGCTAGGGCTTTTTCTTTAGACGCTTCGTCAGCAGACTCATCTTCTAGGATTTCTTGAAGAGCTTTCTGTGCAATTTGATATGTAGCTTCGTAATCTTTCCACACACCCCATAAACTCCATGCACTTGCGGCCAATGAGCCCCATCTTGCCATGAAATTAAAACCTTTAATAAGTTTGGCTGCTCGAACTTTTGCACCTTCTTTAATGGCTTTGATAAGCCCTGCACGTTGAGCTTGCCTAAAGGCCTTGACAGCTTCTTTATAGGCAGCATTCATAATTTCACGATCGGCGGCCAGAACAGGATCTTTGATAATATTAACGGGCATTCCTACTCTAATGTTACCTGCTTCCAACATCTTAGCAGACCATGCTTCCGCTAACTGCCTAGCAGCCTGATTCCTAGCACTGTTCCCTAAAGACCATGCTACGCCCTTTAAGATCTTATTGATAAACCCTACAGCTTCATTAGAGGGTGCTTCATTAATAATATCAAATACTTTCATACCTGTTCCAATATATAGAGTATTTATTAAAGAAGAACTACGTTCTTCTGTGTTTATCGCTTGCGCTCAAACACATTTCATTTATATTAACTGCGAAGCAGTTTAAATATTATCTAGATTGTTCAGTCACACT